AGAAATGTGGACAAAAGACCAATTGAAAGGTGTAAAAAAACTACAATGTAGATTTGCAACAGATAAATCTATATTAAAGATTTCAGAATACAGAGATAGAATGGATGGTAAACTCAACACCGATGAGTTTCAAATCACAGCGTATAGATTACCAAATGGCGAATACTTAATCGTTGGTGGTAATCACACTGAACCTGCATTTCAAAAAACAAAACATTGCGAAGATAAGATTAGAGTTGTTATCTTTGAAGGTGACTTCTCTATGCAAGAGTTAAGAATGTTGGGCAACTTCTTAAATAAAAGAAAAGAACTTGATAGACTCTATGTTGAGTTCGATGATGCATATAAAGATATCGCACCTCTAGTTGAGGACAAACAAGTTAAAGATATAAAAGACCCACTAGTTACTGAAATCATTAAAGGTTATGGTTATCAAGACAAACAAATTACTAGATGTAGAAAGTATGTTAATGACTTGATTGAACAAAAAGGAATGTGGCCTAAAAACAAAAAATGGAAAAATTGGGAAACTAAAGATGCCAAACTAGAAAGAGAAGAATGGTGTAAGGGTAACACCAACGATAGTCAGTTTGCTACAACTGCTTCTGGTAATTCATTTAGAAGAGACCAAATAGAAGAAAGATACTATAGAGATTTAAAAGCACAAGAGAAATATGATAATAAACCTAAATCACAAATGTTTGTTGGTCTTGTTTACAAAGATATTTCTGCTAAGAACAAATATAATAATGATTGTGCGACTAAGAATATACAAGTGCATCACAGAACTTTGATAGAGGCATTTATGAAAGGGTGTGGTATTGAGAATCCTGTTGTAAGATTTGAAGACTTGGCCTTATATGAAGATGATGTTTCTTAGTGCAATAAATAGTAATATGAAGTATTTGAGTTTATTATTATTAGGAGTGATGTTCAGTTGTTCATCAGTTGAACTCATACCTGGTCTTTGTTACAATGATAGAGACGGAACATACTTATGTCCAGGAGCAGATGAATGTGATCCGGACATGGATAGTTCTGCAACTAACATGTGTCTTGAGAGAGAGAAGGATCCAGAATTAGATTATATTGACCCATCTCCAGAAGATGAATGTGAAATCTGGAGAAATGTAGATGATCCAGATGCATACATGACTTGCATACGAATAGCATAGAACGATGGCCGCTACAAAGAATTTAACATCAGACGAAGTAATTGGTATGATAACTTACAAAGTTGCTCTTAAAAAAGACTTAAGAGCTCTTAGAAAGAAAGGCGATAACAGAAAAGCCGATATTATTGCTCTAAAAATTGAACAATTAGAGACAAAATTACACTCCAGACCGCTCGCAAAAAACTAAATAGTCCATAGGAACAATTTCAATAGGAGATTTCTATGGGACATTATGCAGACGAAAAAGTAAGACTAACTGGTAATAAAACAGTTTTCCAATTACGATCCGATTTATTAAACCCTTCTTGTGGTTCAAAGACTATAAAAATTATGAAGAATGCCGCCAATGGTGATGTTTATGTTGAGAGTGGTGAACCCACACAATTGGGTGTAACTGCAAGAGATAAATCTAGTGATACTACATTGCATACTTACACTGGAACAGGTGGTGGTAAGGCTGCAATAGAGAATTGGAGAACAGCAAATTCATCTGAAACATCAGGTGATATGTATGACTTCTGGAATAGAATGATAGTCAATATGAATGATGATGCCAGAGCAGCCGAGAAAGTTAAGTTTGATACACATGTTACTGAACTAACCGCTGACCTTGCACACATACAGAAGATTATCGATAACGGTGAATCAACTACTACTCAATTCGAAGCTGACGGAACAACATATGTTTCCGGCCTTGACTTATCATAACATATAAAAACATATAAATACTAGTATTACACGAACCTTAAGAGAAAAGTGATACTAGAATATGGCAGTCAAGAACTTACATTTAGAACATTTAGAAGACGAAATCATCAACAACGGTATTGATGGTGGACGAGCATCTATAAACTTTCTTCGTTCTCTCAGAGATATGATGAAAGGTAACTCCAAGAAAGGAGTTAATATGACTGTTAAATGGGATGGTGCCCCAGCAATTTGGGCAGGAAAACATCCAGAAACAGGTCAATTCTTTGTCGCAAAGAAATCACTATTCACCCAACAACAACTACACTACACCTCAATTCAACAAATCAAAGAGGCCTCTGAACTATCTGGTGACTTAGAGAAGAAGTTCATAGAATCATTCAACTATCTATCTAAACTTTCATGGAATAAAATCTTACAAGGGGACTTAATGTTCACTGATAAAGATAAGAAGATGCAAGAGATTGATGGTGTGAACTATGTCACATTTCAACCAAACACAATCATGTATGCCGCTGATATAGAATCAGACTTAGGCGAAGCTATAGCCACCGCAAAATATGGTATAGTATTTCACACCACCTATGAGGGTGCAACAATAGAAGACCTTGGTGCATCATTTGGTGCAGACATATCTACTTTAGGACACAGTAAAGATGTGTGGGTTGACGATGCAACATATAAGAGTGTTGCAGGCAATTCAACTATGACTGCAAAAGATACAGTCGCATTAACTAAGGCACTGCAAGAGACAGGTAAGAACTTTCATAAGATTAAGAAACCTGCATTAATGAAGTTTAAGAAAGTTCAACAGACTATACAAAGTAAAGGTGCTGGTGCAACATACAAGACATACATGAACGCACAAATAAGAAAGGGTAAATTCAACCTAACTTATGCAGATTACATAAAACACTTCGATGATTATTGGAGAACAAAGGTCGTTGCAAAAGTTAAAATGGAAAAGACAAAGAAGATGAAAGAAGAAATGGGTGTGCAACTAAGAAGAGAACTAGTTGGTCTAAAGATGTTAATAACTGCCTTAACAACATTTCAAACCAACATGGTTAATGCAAAGGATGTAATTATCAAAGGACTAAATACTGTAAAGAGTATTGGAACATTCAAGAAGACTTCTAAAGGGTTTGAAGTTGTGAATCCAGAAGGATATGTCGCAATCGATGACTCAGGTAAGGCAGTCAAGTTGGTCGATAGAATGGAGTTTTCATTGAATAATTTCACCGTAGCAAAAAATTGGGACAAATAATGCAACAGTTTATTAGTGAATATAGAGGACAAGATAAAACGGCACAAGTTATATCCGTTAATGGTGTATGGGGTTGTAATTATTACATGAACAATGAACTTGTAAAGACAGAGTTGTATGAGGGTCATTCAGAATCATATGCCGAAGATGCGGCTGAGAATTATGCACTAGGTGTGAAACAATTATGAAAACATTAACAAGATTTATATCAGAAGCCAAGAACAAACCGGCTGTGTTTTCTTTTGGTCGTTTCAATCCACCTACAACAGGTCATGCAAAACTAGTAGATAGACTTAGTAGAATTGCAAAACAAGTCAAAGGTGACCCTATGGTGTTCACATCACATTCAGTCGATAAGAAGAAGAACCCTTTAACACATAAACAATGTGTTTGGTATCTCAGAAAGTTCTTTGGAAAGAAAGTGGGAGTACCAGATGTAGCGGCCAGAACAATATTTGATATATGTGGTGCATTGTATGACCAAGGGTATAAAAAGATAGTTATGGTTGTTGGTTCAGATAGAGTCAGAGAGTTTGATGCATTGATTAAGAAATACAATAAAACTAGAGGACGCCACGGTTTCTATGACTTTGATGACATACAGATAGTCAGTGCAGGTGAGAGAGATCCAGATGCAGATGATGTATCAGGTATGAGTGCAAGTAAAATGCGTGCTGCTGCTGAAAGAGGAGACTTCGATGCATTTAGGGATGGTGTGGCAGATAAGAAGGCCGCACAAAAACTATACAAAGATGTTCGTAAGGGTATGGGAATCATGGAAGGTAATCTACCTGAATACATGTTAGAAGACTTGATACAAGAGGGTGTATACGATCCAGGTATCTTCAAGGCCGTCTTCTTAATGGGTGGTCCAGGTTCTGGTAAATCAACAGTCGTCAAGAAATTGGCACTCACATCACTAGGTTTAAAGACAATCAATACAGACAAGGCATTTGAGTCAGGTCTAAAGAAGGCGGGACAAACATTAGATTTGAAAACTGTACCTGCTGATGTTAGAGACCCCATAAGAAAGAAAGCTAAGAGAATAACTGCAAGAAGTTTAGATAGATATCTAGAGGGTAGACTTGGTCTTATCTTCGATACAACTAGTGCTGATGCAGGCAAGATAAGAATGTATAAGAACTCTCTAGACGGTCTTGGATATGAATCTAAAATGATTTATGTTTCTGCCTCATTAGATAATGCACAGAAAAGAAACGCTGATAGGGCGAGAAAATTACCATCCGAAATAGTTAAGAAAGATTGGGACAATTCACAAAAGAACATTGCAATAATGAAGAAAATCTTCAAGAAAGACTTTGTTCAGATAACTAATGACGATGATATACAATCATTAGACAAGAAAGCAAACTCATTACACGCAAAAATAATGACTTGGTCATCATCTTTCCCTAATAATAAGACAACAGTTATCTGGAAACAGAGACAATTACTAACCAAAAAATATAAATAGTAGTATGAAATCATTCAAAGAGTATAGGATGAAAGCAAAAAATACCGATTGGGAAGGTAGAGCCACACTATCTAGAAATACTAGAAAGGCCTTTTGGAAAAGTTTTAGGAAACAAAAGAAAGAAGAACTAGGTCCAAACGCCGATGCAGGCGATTATGTAGATGATTTCAGAAAGTCAGATGCGCCTCAGTTTAAGGGTAAATCAGACAAGAAGATACAGAAGATGGCAATTGCCGCCTTTCTAAGTAAGAAAGAGAAGAAAAAATAATGCCAGATAAATTAGGAGCTATAACAGAAGAGAGTCAAGTAACTATAGACATAAAAAGTCTTGTTGGTATAGTTGCAGTTATATTGGCTATGGCAGGCATATATTTTACATTGACTGCTCAGATTGCAACTTTACAATTAGATGTGATTCGTATGCAGGATGCTGTAGAAATGAATGAAGAATTCAGAATCAAATGGCCAAGAGGTGAGCTGGGCGCATTACCAGATGATGCAGTTCAAGACTTGAACATAGAATATCTACAAGAGGATGTAAAACAACTACAAGACGAATTTGATGAACATGTGGACGAACACGAAGATGAAGATAAATCATGAATGAATTAAAAACATTTAAAGAAATATTCGAAGACGAAGAAAACGAATTGATTAACGAAGTCGATTCTATTCAGACTCGTATGAAAAAACGAAGAGCGATGCGTAAGAATCGTTCTAAGATTAAATTTGCTAGAAAGAAAGCGATGAAGAGAAAGATTCTAGATCCGAAGAAACTCATGAAGAGGGCTAGAAAACAGGCAAGAAACAAGATTGCAAAAAGAATACTTAAAGGTAAGAACTTAGCAGACTTGGGAATGGGTCAAAAGAGAGCATTAGAAAAGATACTCGATAAGAAGACAGCGAAGATATCTAAACTCGCTAAGAGACTGTTAAAGGTTGTTAGACAAAAAGAAATGATGAAAGGCAAGAAGAAACCTATAGACAAGTCTAACAAGAACGCAATACCAGTAAAGAAGAAGTAATTTTCACTAACTAAATATTAATGCACAAGGATTGAGAACATATAAATAACTATACCATGGATAAACAGACACAACAAACTTGGAAAGATAAGTTAGAAGAAGTCAGAGGGTTTAATAAACCTACTTTGGCTGTAACAGAAGAAACAGCAGTGGAAACTGTTGAAGAACAACACGAATTAGATGAAATCGAAGAGTTACTCAAGAAAGAATTTGACGAACAGGCAGAGAGCCAAGAGGAGAACCTTGAATCACTTGAAGAAAAAAGAGATAGATTACAAACCGAACTCAACCAAGTAGAGTTAGAACTCGCTGAAGAAAATCAGTCAGTAGAAAAATCCATCGAAAAGCTAACTGAACGCAACATGCTTGGTAGACTCGCCAAGTCATTAAGACTAAATGAACAAGGTAAACAGAAAATGTTTAACTACTTCGAAAAAGGGGAAATCAAATGAGTATACAAGAGTTATCTCAAAAACTAATAGACGATATGACAACCATTCTGGCCGGCGGAACTGTTGAACCAGTCGTTGAAGATGCATCTAATGATAAGTCAGATGATGGTGAAGGTCTAGATAAAGTAGACAAGAAAGCCGCAAAGAAAAAATTTAAAGACAGAAAAGACAAAGACATCGATAACGATGGTGATTCTGATGATTCAGATGAGTATCTTCACAAGAGAAGAAAGGCAATTTCTAAGTCACAAGACGAATCTGTTAAAGAGGAAGTTTGTGATGTTTGTGGTAAAGAACCTTGCGAATGTGAAGAAGACACCGAAGAACAAAAAGAAGGTAAATATCTTAAATATTCAGACTTACTTCTTAAGAAACAAAGAATGTCTGACACCGCAGACAAGACTGCAATCAACAAAGAGATTAAAAAAGAAAGACAAAAATTGGGCATCAGTGAAGAGAATCTAGAAGATATACTTATACACTTTCTACCAGAACAGGAGAAGTAAATGGCTGGAAATAAAACAGATAATGGTGTTCACGAAATAGGCAGTGATGACATACTCGCATCATACCAGGCTGATACACCAGGCGAAATAGAAACATCTTATCTTAAAGATGTAAACGAGTTCATTGATATCGCCGAAAAGAAAAAGAAAGAACAAGAGAAAACACATTTCTCTATGGTATTTGATAACCCTTTAAAAGGTTTCCCTTACAATGAACAGTATGGTTTTGATAAGACACTTGAAGAAGGGAAAATGGGTGAAATTTATGCCGCTATTCAAATGGGATATACCGCAAAAGAATTAGATGATGATTTTAATGTGGGTTTATCAACAGCTAAAACATGGATTAGAGAGTATTGGGCAGCCAAAAAAGCAAATCGTGGTTCAATGAAGAAAGAATCCTATTTAGGCCTAACAGAAAAACCAGTCGAGAGAGAAGAGATTGCAGAAATGACAAAATCTAAATTAAAGATTGACACTAAGATTCTTAAAGACCTTAAGAAATTAGAGAAATCAGAAAAAGGAATGAACGACAAAGAAGTTAAATGGGTTCATGATTTTTTCAAGAAAGGTGTTGATGTCGTTCAAGATGGTGAAGGCGAACCAAAAAATATATCTGGTCCGGCATTAAAGAAATTTGATCCAGTATGGGGTAAAATGGACACAATGGTAAGAGATTCAATCTACTCTATCATGAAAAAACACTCAGACGAAGCTGTAACCGCAGTATTATCAGCATACGGAGCATAACATGAATATATTTCAAGAAGCAAAACAAATATTAGACAAAGACGGTAAAGTTAATGCATTAGGTCCTTTTGGTAAAGGCAAATTAACTGGCCGTGAGGTGTCTGCATACTTCCGTAGAAACAAAGTAAGTGATCCAGAAATCAAGAAGGCAGTAGAAGTTGCACTTGATATGGGTGGTGCATATGATATCGCAGGTAAAGAAATTCAAAAGTTTTATGGTCGTAAGATAAGAAACTCAAAAGAAGTTGTATCTGCATTAAAATATGCAAACGAAGAAACATTCAGAGATGACTTAAATGACCTAGAAGAAGGTCAGTTTTGGGGTCAAAAGAAAATGTCCAAAGCACACACTGATAAACTTAAAAAATCTGGCGCAGTAATGTTGCAGAAAAAAGAGAAAGGTGGAGTGGCCCGAATCACTTTACCCAAAGGCCATAAAGATATTAAGAAGTATATGAAACAAGGGTATAAACAAATACCCATAGAATCTGTGGAAGAAGACTTGGGAAAGTCTCCAACCCTTGATGACGGCGATTGGTCGGCAATCGAGGGCTTAACATCGGAAGATTTCATTCTTGAAGATATGATTCAAGATTTTGAGATTAGATTTGATAATGAAGCAGATTGGAAGAAAGCAGGAAAAATAGTTACAGATTATCTTAAAAAAGATGCACCAAAACATGCAAAAGCTCTTTTAACAAAAACTCATACAATTGGACCTGACCCAATGATGGTTGCAGTTGGAGATACAAAGCAGAAATTAAAACCACCAGTCAATTTAAACAAACTATATGATACTCTTAGAAAATTAAAATCTTCAAGAGACAAGTATTGGATTAAAATCCCGAAAAAACAGGAAAAGGATGCATTAGGAGAGTCAATGACCTCCAGTCAGAAGAAACAGTTTGACACCCTTTATAAGAAAATGGATGGTGGGAAAGAACACATGGCCATCAAAAAGAAAATTAAGAATCAAGTAAAGGCTGACGATGCATTTCATTCTCTAGTTATGAAGAAAGTAATGGGCGAAGAGGTCACAGAAGCATATTCAAAGAATTCAAAAAGTGGTGCAGAAGTTGCTAAGATGATGATGAAGAGTAAGACAATGAAAGGTTTTGCTGCTAAAGTTAAGAAAATGAAAACAGTCACCGCTGACCAGTTAGATAAAATGTTGCCAGATTATGTCTCAGGTGGAGATATTGGGGCAATGTTTGAAGAGATTACAGAAGCTAAATACACAAACCATGCAGGCAACAAAGTTAAAGAACTTTTGAATGTATATGAAGTACCTTTTAGTCGCATCAAGGGTCAGCCTGACCTTTCACCAGTAGAAGCACTTGCTAAAAAATTCAAGTTGAAATATAAAGCACATGAAAACAAAGTGATGGCAGAAATGTCCATTGATGTAGAGGGAAGTCCAGAAAACCTGAAAAAGTTTCATAAGGCAGTGATGAAAGCAAAAATTAAAAATGCCGAAGGCAGACCTGCAAAAATTAAGTTTGTAAAAGCTTTTGATTGGAAAGTTACCGAATCTGTAGACATTACAGAAGGCAAATTGGGTGATTCAATCATTCGTAAAGACTTTCCAAATGTATGGGCTGCAAGTGCAAAAGACAGAACTATTCTTAAGAAGTTCCACGCAAAAGTAGACACAAAAAACTATAAGGCACAAAAACAACTCTATAATAAAAACAAGAAAGCCTTTATGAGTGGATTGGGTAAAGAGAAACTATCATCTATAATGAAGAAGATGACTGTTAAAAAAGGACCTATGAAAGGTTGGATGACTGATGAAGTCACTCATAGTGTTGCATTTGGTGTAGAATATGTTCAAGAAGCAAGTCTTGAAGAGATAAACCTGAACATGCCTGAGAAAGTAAGAGTTCAACTATTGACACTCTACAACAAGGCAATGGAT